TCGATCATGCCGCCGACGGTCGGCTCTGCCGCACGCACGGCCTCCAGCTTGGCCTCGGTGTCGGAGAGGGCGGCTTCTGCCAGCATTCCTAGTTCGTTCTGCTCTGCGAGTGAGAGCCGTGCCTCCTTAGCTGTGGCGAGTAGCTCCGCCAGCCTCCGCGCCTCGTTCTCGCGCTCGGGGGAGGATGGGGCCGGGACTGCCGTTCCGTGCAGCCGTTCAGAGGCCGTCGCCTCATCCGATCCGTCGGTGATCCCAGAGCCTCCCCCAAGATTCGTGGCCTCGTTCTCGGTGCTCTGAATCGTAGCTGTGTTGCGGTGCTCGCAGCCGGGGTTGTGTTCGCACGCCTCGTTCTCGGTGCTATCAAACTCGCCAGCCCTACGGCCAGCGTGGGTCGGGTCGTTGTAGTCGCTCTGTGCGGAATCCTGCGGCGTCTCATACGTTTCACGCTGCAAGCCGCGCTTGCCCTGAATCCAGCGCTCGCTCTGTGCGGGGGGTTGCTCGGTCATAGGATCACTCGGTAGCGGTCACCGATCGGTTCTGGGTGCTGGCAGATCGAACCCGGCTCACCTTCGCTGCTGCACTCGGGACATAGCGCCACCATTCGTCGCACCCTCTCGTACTGCATCTGGGCTGCCTCAGTGTTGCCGGCGCAGATGTCCGCTCGCAGTAGTGCGCGCTCAAACTCAGGGTCGCTCTGTGCGGGGGGTTGCTCAGTCATCGTCCAGACCCAACGTTGCGCTCGAAGTTGCGGATTATCTCCGACTGGACCGCAGTGGGAAGCGCCTTCCACATTCGCACAAGGCGGGCGACTTCTTCCTCTCTAACGAGCCGTTGCCATTCTTCGATGGTCTTGGGCTGTGCGGGGGGTTGCTCAGTCATACCTGAACTGTTGTTGAGAGTGATCCGGATGCCATCGCACGGAATATCATGGCATTTAATATGGAAACCTGCAACTGCTCGTCGTCCATCCGTCTTGTGAAATAGTCGTGGGGTCTCTTCGGGTACTCAGGCACGTCCTCGTGAGGCTCAAGTTTGATTCTCTCAAGGCCGTAGACAAAAGGCTTGGCGCTGTCTGTCGAACGAATCCATGGATGCTCCTTCGCGTACATCTCTAGGTTCCACAGATCACGTCCCCACCCGAGAAGGTGCACCTGGAACTTGACGTTCTGGCGCATGAGGGAGAGAAAGTCAAGGATCGGCATGAGACCTTGTTCGTGCCAGACCTCGTAGTCTTTCGACACTCCGATTACGAGCGACGTCCTGTACCCTTCCCTACCTGTCACGTACTGGTGCATCCGTACGAGGTTACCGAAGCACCAAACCCACTCCTCCATATGTCGTGCCTGAGGCACGTACATCAGTGCAGGGTTGAGTTTTCGGATGACTTTGTCTTTCTTCTCGAACCAGTACTCAAGTGCGTTCAGCGCACTTTCTACTGTGCCTTCTGCATCCTCAAGTACATCTGGAACGACAACCTCCTGCGCCTTGAGGGCGACAGCGTTGTAGATCAGTGCCTCTGGATCGTCCCCGTGACCATGCTCGTGCGCTGAGTTGTCGAGGAGCAGGTACGCGCCGCGCTCACGTTCTGTCAGGTAGTGAGAGAAGTACACGGGGTCCTTGAGCAGATGAGAGAGGAGTAGATGGAACTTACCTGTAACCCCAAACTGCTTGAGGCAGGGTATCGGTGGAATCAGTGCAGCTTTCATCTACGCCATACCTCAATCCCCGCTACAGGAATTTGCCCCTCGCGTAGCACCTTGCCGATCTCCTTTCGTACCTGAGGAATACACGTCTTGATCTTGAAGTATTTTGCCCACGCATCGAACCTGTCAAGGATCGCCAAGTTCGTCTGCAGGTCAACCTCAGTGAGATCTACATCGAGAAACTCACACTGAGGTGTGGGCTTCATCGCCCAGGCACGTCCAAATGGCTTCTTGAGGATGTAGGTCGTCCCCGGACGCATTTGGATGAACTGCAACTGCGGTGCTGAAATGCAGGCAAGTGGAGGATGTGGCCAACGTGCGCAACCCAATCCGCCATCCGGGCGAATAGCAGTGAGAAAGTCACATAGAGGATTTTGATTCTGGTCATTGGTCCAGACCTGCCTCTCCTTTCCATTCACCCGGACATCTCTTGTGTCAAAACCCTCCATTGAGATGTCGAGGTTGAGTACCTCTGACGGGATGTAGTCGAGAGTGAACTTCTGGCAGCACGCGGTGCAGCCTGCAACGCACACGAACTTACGAAAGATCGTAGGTGACAGAACGACACGCTCGACGTCTGCTCCCAGGAGACGTTCCTTCCGACGTCCTGCCTGGTAGTACACGTTGTCGGGTGAGAGCATCGAGATCTGCCCGAGGATCTTCTCCACACTGTCCGCGTGACCAACGGAGTTAGTGCGAGGTAATTCCCTTCGCCTCATCAGCTTCACGCTCTTGGACTTCGATGAGTCGGTCAAGGTACCACCTCGCTTTCTTCAGATCTTGAAGGCCGTCTTTGTGTCTCCACCTAAGGAGATACTTGACGGCGTTGCCTTCATGGTAACCGAGATCAAATCCCTCGACGAGGTCGATGACCTCGATGGGTCCGTAGGTGTAATGTCTCGGATGATTAACAGGGTCATGGTCAGGCATCCCTCAGCACCGGGAACCCAATGTCAGGAACTTGGTTGAACATCTCTCTGATCTCGTCCTTCACGTGTACACGGGTGATCGGGAAGACGTAGACATGGTTCTCGATCACGTCTTTGATCTGCACCTGGTACCCCCGGACGATGTTGTCGTCGTCTGTCACCGCGACAAGGCCAATGCTCGCCTGGTTGAATGTCGTTACGTGCTCTGTTTTCTGCACAGGCATTGGAGCCCTGGGCAAACCCTCAGGCCCAGGCAGAACAATTCCTCCATCGTGGTTCATACCTTCTCCCTCTGCTCGTAGATTGTCGGATCGTCGATACCAGCGATCTTAAATGCCTCGATTCGAGAGACACACGTTGGGCACACGCCACAGTGGTACTCACGCCCCTCATAGCATGACCACGTGAGGTTAAACGGTGTGCCCATCTCGTGACCTGAACGTGCGATCTGCGCTTTCGTTGAGTACACGAACGGCGCGAGAAGGCGCACCTTGTGGTACGTGCCGACATAGATCGCTGTCTGCATCCCACCGATGAACTCAGGAGTGCAATCTGGGTAGGCCCAGTTGTGCCCATCGTCTGCATGAACCGCTGTGTAGAGGTACTCACTGTTGACAGTCAGGGCAAGTGCTGCAGCGAGGGAGAGGAACGTGCCATTCCGGAATGGGACGTAGGTGGGTGAGGGGCCTTCCTCTTTCTGGAGTTCCTCGTAAGTCATCTGAGGCATTGCCATGTCTGTCAGCAGAACCCCACCCTTCGGAATTGCGACAGTCAGAATTCTCCAGGGGACCTCGTAGTAGTCAACGAGATCTTGTGCAGCATGCAGTTCTTTCCTGTGCCTCTGCCCGTAGTCAAACGAGACAGCAGATACCTCATCACTCTGGTTGATCGCAAGAGACAGTAATGCTGCACTGTCCATGCCACCAGACAGTAGGACTAGTGACTTCAATGGGGCCTCCTTTGCATTGAGAGGAGCGTGAGGAACTCTTCCTTCGACCCCTCTGCAGGGTCAGCGAACACTCCTGTGATTGCCTCTGTGGTTGTGCGCGTACCTGGTGCCTGTACACCCCTCATCGTCATACAGAGATGCTCTGCCTCTACGCAGACGATTGCACCTCGAGGATGCACAGACCCGTCAACGTAGTCAACGATTTCACGAGTGAGGCGCTCTTGAATCTGCAGACGTCGTGCGAAGTGATCTGTGATCCTCTTCAACTTCGAGAGACCGAGGACGTGCTCCTTCGGAATGTACCCGATATGTGCGTACCCGACGAATGGGAGCATGTGGTGCTCACATAGGGAGTAGAGAGGAATGTTCCACTGGCAGACCATCTGGTCAGCACCTTCGGCGTCGAACACTGCGATCTCATGCCGAATGTCCTCTGTGTACCCGCGGCACAGCTCAAACATGGAGTGAGCTACCCTCTGAGGCGTCTTGCGCAGACCTTCCCTCTCTGGATCTTCGCCAACAGCAAGGATCATGTTGCGTGCCGCGTTAGCAATTGTTTCACCTTGCATGGCTACGTAGTCAACGTCCACGTTCATTCCCCCATGCGAGGACGTGCATCTGCGGAGTCACGCGGACGTTCCGCATAGTCACGTCATTAGCTACCTTCTCCATCAACCACCTCATCTTGTCGAGAACAATGTCGCGTGTCAAAGGAAGCGTGCCTGGTTTCGGATTTGGGTTCCCCACAGTGGGGAGAGAGGGATCTTCGTTACCAACAGAGATGAACATCTGAAGGTTCTCGAAGGTCTTGTGAATCGACCGTGCGTAAGCGTAGTCCTCGTTGTCAAAGACGACAACCTTCAGGTACGTCTGGTTGAGAGGGTTGCCAAGCGAGGATCCCCACAACTCACGGAGAAACTCTCTCAGGACGCCTTCCGTCGTCATATTGCCAGAAGAGGGAGGCTTCGGTGACACGCAGATCTCATCTGCACTCCGCAACCAATCGTTGTACACAGTCCCCTGGGTCTCAACCATGAGGTTGTAGCCGTCACCAAGGATCAGTGCACAGAGATCTTTGAGGTCGAACAGTGCTGGGTTACCTCCAGAAAAGACAACCCACCGAGGCCCACGTGGAAGCGCCTTCAACTTCCCCCACGTTTCCATAGCGGAGATGCGCGGGACCTCGTTGACGTACTCAGTGAGCACTGCGTGAGGTGAGTCACACCAGCGACATCTGTAGTCGCAGCCTGCGAAGCGGATGAAATAGCATGGGGTACCTATGTGCCGACCTTCACCCTGAATCGTAGGCCCGAAGACCTCAGCAACTCGGAACCGTTTATCGTGCACTTGAGAACCTCGCCTCCGCATAGGCCTTCGGGGTTTCCCACAGACGGCACTCACACCAGTCAAGATCGAACCCTAGGACGATCCGGTGTGCAAGATCGAACGCCATATTCTCCGCTGTTGGGTTGAACGGGACACGCACGACACCGATCCCAGGTTCCATATCGTCAGCATCGATAGGGACACCATAGGCATCCATGTCTGGAGAGATGTCGTAACCGAACCTTGTCCTGTCCTCCTCCCAGAGAAGCAAGCGATGGTCCCACTCGTTGACGAGGTCCTTGACGTGACCGAAGTCAACGACGAACCCAGGGTAGCGAAGTTCGCTTCTACTCATCTTCAACTCAACGCGGTAGGTGTGTCCGTGGAGACGCGCACACTTCCCTTCGTGCCCGACGATCCTGTGCCCTGCGTCGAACGTCATCTCCACGTAGATCATGCGATACTCCTGATGGTGATTCCTCCGCGGGACTTCTGCGTGAGGATCACCTGGACGTGGTTCAGGACGTCCTCCTCATCCTCGTACCCGAGAACCTCTCCCACCTCGTTACGAATGAACACGGCGAGTGCCTCACCGAAGAGACCGACAGCAGGATCGTTGAACTGTCGCAGCCAAATCTTCAGTGACTTCGACTCGATGCACTTCTCTGTACCGAGGAGTGTCATCTCCATCGTGTAGAAGTCAGGTTGTGCAGTGATCGGACAGTACGCGACGATTTCATCTGACGCGTACGTGACGGAGTGGCACCCCGGATTGGGGAACGTTTCGAGGCCGACGTAGGAACCCGACCCCTGGTGACTGAGCGCCCGGAAATTCGGACGCTCAGTCTTATCCTCTGAGTTCAAAAAACGACCTTCCATCGCTACTTGAACTTCTTCTTGCCGCCGGCCTTCGCCTTCGCCTTGCCGTTCGCCTTCGGGGCAGCGCCATCCTGCGCCCTCAGCATCGCCGGATTGTTCTGCAGGCGATTCTCGTACGTGCGCGGCTTGTCCATAACGACCACCGCCGGCAGTCCGATGAGTTCGGGCTGAGTGACGACAGGAGGCTCTGCATCGTCGTCGTACTCGATCTCGATCTCCTCATCCTCATCCACGATTCCGAGCGACTCGAGATCGGCCTTCATGCGGAAGAGGGCCTTCGGCGACAGGGACCAGATAAGCCACACCTTGCGATTCTCGAACCCGGGCTCATCGACCGTCAGTTCGAGATTGATGTAGGGGTACTTATCCTCGACCTGCGGCTCTACGTAGGTCGCGTTGGTGATGGTGCAGGAGTATTCGCCCTTTTCGAGCGGCTCGAACTCCTGAATGTCTGAGAAGTCAACTGTGACTCTCGGCACGTACAACCTCCTCACTAGTAATGGAACGCATCCAGGATCGCTGTGATGGTCGGATCATCTATCTGCTTTGGGATTTCAGTCCCCCATCCTGCGCGTGCTCCGATCCGAATACGCGGGAACTCTTCTGGGTCGAGCAGCAACGTTCTCACCCCACCATCCTCACGGTCCTCCATCGTTAGATACCCGACGAGGGTCATAAGGCCAGGGATTTCTGTCGCTGCTTTTCCTGCCATCGACGGCATCTTGACCATCCCCTCCTTCGTCACGATCTCGTCCTTACTGTGTGACGTGAAGAAGGTGTGCAGAGGAAGGTCACGGAAGTACCGCACCAGACGCCGTAGTTGCACGAGTGCGGTTCCGTAGTCACCTTGCTGAATCAGATCTGTGTTCTCTCCTTTTGCCTCTCTCCTTTCGTGTTCTTCATCGAGGATGTTCAGCAACGCGAAGATGTGCGTCTCTGAAATCGAGTCGATGCCAACTGACTTGAACCCTTCTTCGTTCTCTTCGATACGGGAATAGGCCTCATTCAACTCATCCCAGGACGTGACAGGGATATGGATGAGGTCAGTCCCGAACCCTGGCATGTCCTCTAGAACGTCAAGGACACCCCCCTCGAAGTCAAGCATGGCGATTGGCGCTGTGCGTTCATCGAATGCTGCAGTACCGAGCAGATGAGTTTTGCCTATCTTGGGAGGTCCAAAGATCAGACCGTTCATCCGCTTCTGACGCGTGGCCTTCTCAGTCTTCGCCTTCGCCACCAAACATCTCCTCGTGCCCGTGAGCATCTGCGTACAGGATCGCAGCCTTCTCTGAGCACCCCTTGCCGAACGCACGCCGATACGCCATCTTCCACGAGTCAGGGGAGTCCTCGTAGTCATCCGGGATGACAATTGTCTCATCGACAAGGTTCGGATTCGAGCGCATCTGCGCTGCTGTCGGCTTCTTTTTCTTTGTTTCCGCCATCTACACTCCTTTCCACCTTGGGGACAAATACTTGGAGGGGATAGTCACACGTGGTTCATCGACACGGTACATGTTGTCGATTACGTAAACAGAGTTTGACTGCTCCTCCATCGCCTGACAGATCGGCAGCACAGAGCATGACCCGCAGTTCATCTGGGACGGGTTGGGGTACGCGTAGACAGGTTGCTCGATGCACTTCTTCATGTCTTCGTACTCCATGTAGAGACGGAGTTCAAAGGAGTCGAGTTCCTCTTCGTTCTTCTGCAACCCGTCACGCACAAAGAACTGATTCCACTTCTTGCGTTCGAGGTATCCAAGGATCTCTTCGTAGTCCCCCCATTGCCTGATGCCGCAGTCTTTGAGCGCCTGAATGTAGAGGTCATAGGTTGTCCTCTGTGCCTTGTCCTTCGACGGCGTGCCGTCCTTGAGAATTTTCGGTGGGTGGGGTGGTTCCTTGATGAGGGCGTTGTAGAGGGCACCTCGCGGGACATCCCCAGATAACCGCCACCACAGGTACGCGAGGCCTGTCAACTGGTCGTCAACGTCGAGCGCCCGTGCGTCATACGCAGAGGCTGCTGTCTTGTGGTCGACGATCCAGATACCGTCTTTGCGCTTGACGATGAGATCCGGACGCCCGGATAGAAGAGGGAGGCCCTCGATTTTCTCTCCGTTAGGATCGAGGATGTTAACGTACAGACGTGTCTCTACGTTCACGACCTCGATTACCTTGTCCCAGTTGAACTCAGCCTGCCTGTCGTAGACGTCGTAGTAGCGAAGCATCGTCTCACCCTTCTCATCCCACGATACCCACTCGTCACCGATACCTGCGGAGTACAGTCCACCGTACAGGTCCTGGAGGCGGTCACGTTCTGACAACCACTGCTTTTTGAAGTAGGAGAGGGCCCGTTTGACGTTACGGTTGTTCTTGTAGTAACCCTCTAGGCCTTTATGAATCGCCTCGCCAAAGATGAGCGCCCACGCGACACGATCCTTATGGGTCAGATGCTGGACGTCCTCCAGGTGCCATCGCCTGCGGCAGGATCGAAAACCACCCCGTTCGGTGATCGTCGTGTGAAAACGCTCAACCCGAGGGGAGGATTTCTCCGCTACTGTAGAGGTCGACCACTTACTCACGGAGCCGCCCCTCGGGTTGAACGTTCTCGCGCTAGACATTACGCAACACGTTAGCACGTATATTGCTTCTTTTCAACTTAACCTCGAGATACCACCATCCCATGCGGAGGGCGTCCTTCTGGTGCTGAGAGATCCCCTTCTTGTTTTTCGGACGAGGGGTGGGTACATCTCTCCACCACGAGTTTTTCCACTGGGCGGGGTCAATCTCTTCCACATCGTGAACTATCTGGCGGACGGATGAGACCACGTAGGTCAGTTTTTCTCCGAGGGGTCCTCGAATTATGACGGGGGGTTCAGCTACAACCCACCGGGGTGTGTACTCACGCAGGAGGTCAACAAGAACGATATCTAGTTCTTGCCAGGGCATTGTGCCGTGCGTGACGATTGACCCGTCTTCTTCAAGCACCGCATACCCTGTCGTGAGGCCAAGGTCAAGAGCGAGTAAGTGCATAACCCTTCCACTCCAAAGGAAGTTGCAGAGTGATGCCAACGTAGTAGTATGTAACGTCTGCGTCTACACCCAACCTTGAAAAAATTTCTGTAGGCTGGAGATCAACCACTGTCCGGACGTTGCCCTTGAACTTGACTTCGTTGCCGTCTTCGTCTTGGAAGGAATATCTGATACCACCTTCGTGTTGAGGCTCTGCCACAAGTTTCAGTTCGATCTCTCTCATTGTGCTTCCAACCTCTCTCCTTTATGAAATCTAGTTGCTCGTGCTCCACTAGACCTCCAAACGTCTAATACGGGGGACTAGACCTCTACGGGGCTAATACGGGGGGATCACCTGCGGGGCTCGAGCCTGAGTGTCACAGATCCGTCGGGGTTACTCGTGCTTTTCAGGTTCATGTTGTCCGGGGCAACCTTCTCGGCCTCCTCCCGGGTGAGAGTCACCTCACCGTAGTGGTCGATGATCGCGATGAGAAGGGCAGTCAGACGTTTGTTCTCTGTCAGTAGTTTGATGTGGTCAACGAGATCCATCTGTTGCCCTTTCTGCGAAGATACGTACATCCTCAAGAAAGTCTTCCCACACAGGAGAGAACGTCCCTCCTTGGTACAGGATGTAGGCTGGGTGATACGTGACGAGGACGTGCCGATCAGGCCCAATGCGGTACCACGTACCACGTAATCGCGTAACGCCCGTCTCGCTCAATAGCGCTTGCGCTGCTGCGTTGCCACACGCGAGTAATGTAGTAGCATTCACTGCCTCGATCTCACGCGTTAGATAGGCGCTCACGCACGTCTGTATATCTGAATTACTGGGAGTTACATTTCCCCATGGGCGGCACTTGACTGCGTTGGTCACGAACAGGTCTTCCCTGACTTTCAGGGGATCCGCTGACTCGTGTGCAAAGGCGATTGTCAGGGCACGATTCAGGATCCGTCCTGCCTGCCCAACAAAGGGGATACCAAGCTGGTCCTCGTTTCGTCCTGGTGCCTCTCCAACTACCATGGCGCGCAATCGAGTTGACTGTCCGGACGCTTCAACGCACACCGTAGTTGCCTTCTCATGTAGAGGGCAGAGGGTGCACGAGTGATCGTAGAGATCTTTCATGCACCCTCCCCTTCATCACTACCAGTGATGGGGCCGAAGAGCTGCTGCCCCTGCTGCGAGCAGAGCGGCTCCGAACGCGAGTGAGTACAACCTGGCTCGCATACGGCCTCCTTTCGGTAGTGGGACTCTAGGCGCCGCAGAGTGTGCTCGCTCTGTCGAACGAGATCGAGGTAGTGGTCAAAAAGCACACTGACCTCCAAATTTTGTGGCGTCGGGGGCACGACGAAGAACCCTAACGCTGTAGAGGAGCAAAGATGCTCGACTCCCACACCCGGCACGCGAGGTGGGGCGCATACTCCGACGCCACGTCTTGAAGTTTAGTAGGGGCACTGGGAGATCGCAGAATCAACTTCCTTGTCTGCGTGCTTCGTGCGTGCTCGTGTCTTGTAGGTGTAGACCCTAGGCATTTGCTCTCTCCTTTCTACGCCTCACGTTAACTTGCACGGGCGCCATTGTTCCTTCAACCCAATCGTCTCGCTTATGCGTCTGTGTCGCACCAGCACGACGCAGTCGCTTGCGCGCTGCTGCGACAGACGGTCCTCCCGCACCAACGAACACGGTCGCCTTCCCGTGGCGCGTTAGAACGTCAGACAACGCGTCGGACGCCTGCGTCACATGACCGAGCAGCGCCTCTGCCAGAGCGGACTCCTGAAAGTCTGGACCGAACTGTCTAGTAAGTTTGTTGTAGCAGTTCAGCGCATACTGGGGGACCATCTCATCGATGCGAATGAGTTGTCCCTGGGACTCAGAGAAGTACAACTCTCCTTGCCCGAAATATTCGTCTAAATCCACTGCGTGCCTCTCTTTCTCGTCGTTAGGCGGTGGGGATCCACGAGATTGTTGCTCTCGCGGGCTTGGGACCCCCACCACGCTATCCCATTCCTGCGTGACTTCAAACGATAGTACGTCACGCACGTCCCTACAACTAGATCTTTCCTAGAGCAAACCGCAGTAGCGTGCCGTGTTTGGCCACGGTGTCCAGCCTCGCCCTGACTTGTACGCTCTCCATGACGCGAGTAACTGCTCATACGGTGTCCAGTGATCTGCAGTGCCCTTCACCCTGTAGAACTCAGGTCCGTATGTCGTCTGGAACGAGATGTCCATCTGCATCCCTCCCCAGTACGGTGCGTTCGGATCGTTCCACGCGCCCTCTTTGGAGTGGATGCACAGCGCGCCTCTGTACCACCAGTCTGGCCAAGGAGTACAGAGAGAAGACTTCTCACTGATTCTCTCCTTCTTTGCCTTCAGGCGGTCGAGCTTCGTGTGCCTCCAGGTTGGTAACACGTCCGCGAGTGACTTGTGAGCGAACTCCTCCATACTCTTGAACGTGGGCCTGCACTTGCTCTTCAGTAAACGGTTCGCATCTCCGAACTTGTCCCAACCACGAGGCTGGAATGTGTCGAAGGGCATAACCCATCCGTGGTTCGCGTCTGCAACCTTCGCCCCTGCAGATACTGCGATCACTGCGGCGATGGTCACAAGCAACAGTGCCGTGACTCGCATAGAGCACGCACCTCCTGTCGTTGTTGACCGTCACAGTCGTAGAACCCATTTCTCCTCGTGTCAAATGGATATGTAGCACGCGTTCTGCTGCGTTCTAAAGGCGGGGGAGGCCTTGGTACGATGAATCATAGGCGCGAACAGCACGAACCGCAGACGCGTACGCAGCGCCTCGCGTGCTGCCCATTCCAACGACACGCCTAGGCATGTCTGTGTCTGAGGGGCCTCCCACTCGCTTGAGACCGTAGATGAAGATCTCTCCGTCCTCATTGAAGAACTGGCGAGGGGAGTTGTTGTGCTCCACCATGTCTGTAAGAGGTACCCACCTCATGTAGTCACTCTATCCTCTCCGAGCGACCTGAGAATCGACGCCAGGCCCGCTCCTGTCAGGTTTGCCATCGCAGGCAACTTCCCCGCAAGGTTCAGTTCAACGAAATCATCCACTGTCCCTCTACATCGTGGATTAATAACCAGGGGTCGATGCCTGAGTCCATTGCGACGCACTCTATGAAGCATCTGAAACCAAGCATCAGAGTCCCATGTCTTGTCATAGGTGATAACTGTACGCGTGTTGACCAGCGTATGTCCGTACTTCCCCACCTGTATGCCAAGGATGAGTACATCGACTTTCCCGGCCTTAAAATCTTCGATGGTCTGATCCGCGTCCCTGGTGCCACCATAGACGAGAGCAACGCGCCTTCCGTAGAGAGCGGAGTCCTTCTTCTTTGTTCTCTTAGTGAGACGGTCTTTGAGCGCAGTAGCGCCGGGACGGTGGTGTGTCCAAATAAGTACGGGCCATTCAACCTCTCCCTCATCGAGCACCTCCTCAACAAAATCGGCCTTTGACGAGTAGTCAGGCCATGAGGTGCCTGTCGTCTCAAGGTTGTAGAGATTGGACGTGATCTGTTGCAGACGGACAAGCATGGCGATCACTGCAGTGACCTCGACACGCTTGTCCCTGTTCTCTTCGAGTTCGTGAATCCACTGAGTGATAACGTCGTCATGGGCTTTCTGCTGTTTCGGATGCAGAGCGAGTTCGACGTCCTGGAAGATGTACTCGGGGAGATCTGGCAACACTTGCTCTTGGTTTCGGACGAACATGATTTCAGGGTATTCCTCTCTGAGATGGATGTTCTTCCGTGATCCCATGATTGTCCCCTGGGACCAGGGTGTCTTGACAACGACACAGAACTCATTCGCCAGTCGCCAGAAGGAAGAGAAGTAGTCAGGCTCGATGATGTTGAACTGCGACCAGATGTCTGAGTTGTCTCTCGTGATGGGAGCCCCCGAAAGCAACCATACCCGCTTCGCGTTCCGGGCGAGGGTTCGCGCTGCAGATGTTCTCTTCGACTTGCGATTCTTCAGAAGCACCGACTCGTCGAAGATGACGACATCCCAGTCGAAGTCAAAGTCCTCTTTCAGGTTCCCTGACGCAGACCATCTCTTCGTGTTCGGGTCCTGTACCCGTTCCATGATCGAGTCGTAGTTCGTCACCGTCCAGCGGACACTGCGGTCAGCGGATGGTGCCTCCTGATGGCAAACCTCGACACGTGGGTCTGAACTCCACTTGAGGATCTCCCGTTCCCAGTTCCGCAAGAGGGAGAGAGGAGCGACGACGCAGATGCGCTTTGACTCTCCATGTTCATGGACCCACTGGTCTGCAGCGACAATCGACGTAGGCGTCTTCCCAAGTCCTGGGGAGAGGGCAAGCATTTCTCCGTGGTAGGGACGCGTGACGAGGGAGTGGCATGCAATCTGTTGGTAAGGGTAGAGAAGCGGGTAGTTGAACGCTGCAGAACAGGTTGAGTCCCAGACCTGCTCGTCACGCTCTTCCCAGTCCTGGTCCCTCAACCTGATAGCGTCTCTAGAGAATCTGGCGTCAGGATCGTACTGCAGTATCTTCTTGAGGAGGCGCGTCAGTTTGGGGAGGCGGTAGACCTGACGACGCTTCTCGTACCGACCGCCCCACTCAGGAACTTCAGGTGCAGGCGCGAACGTCGGGCAGTACATGACCCATCGCCCCTCGATCCAGACATCGACGTCTTTCTTCTTGACGGGGGTACCTGCGATTGCTCTTGTGACTGCGTTAGTGCGTGCCATGGAACCTCCTGTGCCACCACACTGCAGGCCGTTGCCACAGCCTGTCCCAAGGTTGCACAACTCTTTTGTAGACCCAAAGGGGTGAGTGGTCGATGATCCAGTCAACAACAGTGTCTCTGCTGTGACACCACCCACAACGTGCTCTGAAGATAGGCAGCATCAGACCAGAGCGT